GCCGCTGCTTTAGATAACTTAGAGCAAATGGTCATTAGTATTCTTGGAGCACTAAATGCTTCCAAGTATGAGTTATCAATAGTCGAAAGACCTTCGGTAACTGAAGTGGGAACGACAACCTTGCTCGTTTCTGATATTCGCTTGAGCGTCCGCTACGAGCAAACCACATAAGGAGACCCAAATGCCAACAACAGTAGTAACTGGGCGCGATGTGACCTTTACATTAGATACATTCGCATACGATGCTCAAGCAACAAGCGCAGTCCTAAGCTGCGACACAATTATCGAGACTTATCAAACCCTTGATGGTCGCGCTTATAAGTCCGTAGATAAGCAATGGACTTTCACAATTGAGTTACTTCAGGATTGGGGAGCTACAGGCTCTCTATTTGAAGCAATGTGGGCAGATGCAGAAGCTGCACCTAACACAGCACTCAATGTTTCATTTACTGCAATAACTGGCGCAGTATTTGCTTTCACAGTATTGCCAATCTTCCCAGCAGCAGGCGGCGCAGCACCAGGAGCGCTAACTGACACTTGGACTATGACAGTAATTGGAACACCAACAGAGACCTTCAGCTAAGAGATCGGAGCATCGGGAGCTATGAAAATATCAATAACAATTAAATACAGCTCAGGCGAATCAGCTACTTACCAAGCTGGCTTGCCAGAATGGGCTAAGTGGGAACGCAAAACTGGTAAGTCGATTTATTCGATGAAGGATATAACGGCTTATCAGCAAGCGGACTTCTTAGATCTTGCTTACTTTGCGTATAAGCGCGAAGCAGCAGGAAAACCAACCAAGTCCCAAGAGATTTGGGAGCTGACAGTTGAGGAAATGACGATTGGAGATGAAAGCCCAAAAGTTACGAGCCCGGAAGCATCAACCGACTAATAATCGAGATTGCTATCGCAACTGGGATTCCAATGCCTTACTGGACAGATATCGACCAAGTAATGACGGCCATAGATATATTAAAGGAGCGTAGCGGTGGCAGATGAGTTACCAATCAGCTATGACAAGCGCGAGCTCCGCTCAATCATTACCGCGTTCAAAGCGATGGATGATGAAGCCGTTAGCCAAGCTAAACGAGAATCTAGCGCGCTGGCTACTTACGCAGCGAATGAAATCAAAGCCTATGGGCTGTCAAGGACTTTTGGTCAAGAAGCAGTTAGAAGAATTACAACAGGCGTTAAGGTCTCGGCCAGTTCCAAAATCGGAGAGCTATCTTACGGCTTTGCAAGTCAGCGCTTTTCTGGTGGCGGTAGCACACAAAAACTCTGGGCGGGTTATGAATTTGGATCTAATCGCTTGCGTCAGTTCCCAAGAAGAACACCAAGCAAAGGTCGGGGAAATGCTGGCTACTTTATCTACCCAACCCTTCGTAAAATTCAGCCTGAATTGATTAAGAAATGGCAAGAAGCATTTTCCAAGATATTAAAAGAGTGGGATAAGTAATGGCTGGCAGTAGAACACTTAAACTATCGATTCTTGCCGATGTCGCTGACCTCAAGAAAAATCTTGATACTGGCTCTAAAGAGGTTGAAGGCTTTGGCGGTAAGTTAGAGAAATTTGGCAAGGTTGCAGCAGCCGCCTTTGCAGCAGCAGCCGCAGCAGCGGCAGCCTATGCAGTCAAGTTAGCCGTTGATGGCGTCAAGGCAGCAATTGAAGATGAGGCTGCCCAGCTTCGTTTAGCCAATGCCCTTAAGAATGTTACAGGCGCAACAAATAATCAAATAGCCTCTATTGAAAAACAGATATTAAAGACTTCTCTGGCTACTGGTGTTGCTGATGATCAACTTAGACCAGCACTTCAAAGATTGGCAATAGCTACTGGTGATGTTGATGAATCCCAAAAATTATTAAACCTTGCTTTAGATATTTCAGCCGCTACTGGTAAAGGAGTAGAGGCGGTATCAAATGCCTTAGGTAAAGCTTATGAAGGTAATACAGGGGCTTTGGGGAGACTAGGTGTTGGATTATCAGCTGCTGAAATCAAGTCGCTTGGACTTGAAGGCACAATGCAAGAATTGGCTAACACCTTTGGTGGCGCAGCGACAGTTCAAGCCAATACTTTTGAAGGTCAAATCCAAAGACTCAAAGTGGGCTTTGATGAAGCCAAAGAGTCGGTAGGAGCAGCTTTACTGCCTACCCTTAAAACGCTTTTAGATTATTTTATAAACACAGTTATTCCTAAATTTATAGAATTTAAAGATAGGGCCTTAAAGCCAGTTACTGATGCAATTGCCAGAAATAAGGATTCATTAACTATTCTCTATAACTTTATTAAAGACTTCGTAGTTCCAGTATTGATTAACAATCTTGGCGCAGCGCTTAGCTTTATTGGCAAAGTTGCTGGTGGCGTTCTTGATGTAATTGGCTTCGTAGTTAATGGAATAAAGAGCGCGGTAAATTTTGCCATTGATGCAATAAATGTCCTTATTCGGGCTTACAATGCCGTCCCACTTCTTCCTAATGTAGCTACTATTTCCAAGCCTTCATTCTCAGCGCCTAGCACTCCAAGCAGTTCAAGCCTTCCAAAGATTGCAACTGCGCCAAGCCCTAGCCTTCCCCCAGCTCCCAAGCCATCAACCACCCCAAGCGTCTCATCAGGATCAACAGTTAGCACTCCATCATCGCTAGTTCCTAGTGGAAATGCAATCCCTTCTGGCTTCAATGTTGCTGGGACAGTTGCAGCAAATAACGCTGGTGTCACTATTAATGTGAATGCTCCATCGGCTATTGATGAAGAAGGATTTACTAGAGCAGTTATCTTGGCCTTAAACAACACAGACCGCAGAACAGGCGGGGGCGGTAGCCAACTAATCTTATGAGTATCTGGAGTCCCGTCTATCGCATTAAAGTCAATGGCTCTACAGTTACTGGGGCAACACTTAGCGGCCTAACTATTACCTCGGGCCGAAATGATATTTACTCTCAGCCCGTTGCAGGCTATTGCAACTTAACACTTATTGAAACAGCTGAGGCATCAGTGCCATTTGAAGTCAATGATGCAGTAACTATCGAAGTGCAAGATTCAAGCGCTACTTATGTTAATTTATTTGGTGGCTTTATAACTGACCTTGGAATAACAATTCGATATTCTGGATCAACAGCAACCAGCCAAGACATAAGAATCGTTGCAGTTGGTGCTTTGGCTAGACTTAACCGCGCAGTATATGTGGGCAACTTTCCTCATCAAGTTGATGGAGACAGAATTCTTGAACTATTGAGCACAGTCTTATTTGACCAATGGAATGAAGTCCCAGCTGCTGAGACTTGGAATGGGTATGACGCTACTACTCAATGGCAGGATGCAGAAAATAGCGGACTAGGTGATATAGATACCCCAGGCGATTATGAGCTCCATTCTGAAACCAACCTTAACGACACAGTTTATAACCTAGCTTCTAGATTTGCTACTAGCGGACTTGGCTATCTGTATGAAGATTCTCAAGGGCGTATCGGATACGCAGATTCAACTCATAGGGCTCAATACCTAGTTACCGATGGCTATTTAAATCTTGATGCCAACGATGCAATAGGTCCGGGATTATCCATACTTAAAAGAGCTGGAGATGTTAGGAACGCAATAACAATTGCTTATGGATCATCTGGAAGTCAAAGCGTCACCGACAGCGACCCATCATCAATTGAGCAGTATGGCCAATTAGCAGCAACGATTGACACTACTTTGCGCAACCAGAATGACGCTGAGGATCAAGCTGAGTTTTACCTTACTATTCGCTCTCAGCCTCAATTTGCCTTGCGTCAAATAAGTTTTCCCATATCCAGCCCAGAGATACCCGATGCAGAGCGCGATGACCTTCTAAATGTATTTATGGGCCTAGCCCTTGCGGTAGATAACCTGCCACTTAATATGGTAAATGGGACATTCTTAGGATTCGTAGAAGGTTGGACTTGGACAGCCAGCCTTAATCAGCTTAATCTGACTATGAATGTAAGTCCCCTAGAATTTTCATTGCAGGCGTTCAGATGGACTTCCCTGCCAAATGACTTAACTTGGAACGATGTCAGCCCTACTTTGGACTGGCAGAACGCTACAATAGTAGGCTAAAGGAGAACTATGGCAACGACAACGATTTTTGGTATTGACCTTCCAGATGATACAGATTTGGTAAAGGATGGGGCTGCTGCTATACGCACAGTGGGAAATGGCTTTGACGCGGCAGTAGGTCAATTGACTCTGAACGCGCAGACTGCCACTTATACAGTAGTTTTAACAGATAATCGCAACAAACTAGTGACTATGAATGTTGCAACTGCTAACGATTTTCTTATTCCGACTAACGCCAATGTTGCTTTTCCTATTGGTTCAGTAATTAATGTTATTCAGATAGGTGCAGGCAAGACAACTATTAAAGCAGTTACGCCAGGCACAACTACTATTTCATCTACCGCATCAGTTGATCCTGATTTAAGAGCGCAGTTTTCAGCAGCTTCTTGCATCAAGGTCGCGACCGACACTTGGTATGTTGTAGGAGATATTGCTTAATGCCAATTCTCGGGATTATTGATTCTGGCAAAAGACCATTAGTAGTAACTGGTGGAACTTTGTCAAGCGATGCAACTTATTTTTACAGAGCTTTTACTGGCAATGGAACTCTTGGAGTCAGCGGTGGAACACTAACTGCTGATGTTTTAGTAATTGCAGGGGGCGGCGGTGGTGCTGCGGGTTACTACTCGGGCGGCGGTGGTGCTGGTGGGTTACTTGAATTTTCGTCTCAATCTCTTACTGCAGCAAATTACACAGTAACTGTTGGTGGGGGTGGGGCTGGTAACACAAGCACTTTTGGTCAAGGCTCTAACGGCACTAATTCACAATTTGCCGCACTCACGCTAGTAGTCGGTGGCGGTGGCGGTGGGCATTGGAATGGTGGCTCTGGTAACGGAACTAATGGCTCTACTGGCGGTTCAGGCGGTGGCGCAGGTTCTACACAAAATGGCGCAGGAACTGGCGGCGCTGCAACTTCTGGTCAAGGCAACGCTGGTGGAAATGGTTTTTCAGCAGTTGCAGGTGCTTCTGCTGGCGGTGGCGGTGGTGGTAAGGGTGCTGTTGGTTCTAATGGCGCGTCTAGTGCTGGCGGCGCTGGTGGTGCTGGAACAAACACTTATTCTTCTTGGCTATCGGCAACAGGGTTAGGAGTTTCTGGATTTGTAGCTGGTGGCGGTGGTGCGGGTTCCCAAGGCACAGGTGGCGCAGGTGGTTCAGGTGGCGGTGGCGCTGGTGGTAACAGTGGTCAAGCAGGAAGTGCAGCAACTATCAACACAGGCTCAGGCGGTGGTGGTGCAGCAATTGATAGCGCTGCTGGCGGTTCTGGCGGTTCAGGTTTGGTTATTGTGAGGTATCTAAAATGAGCCATTGGGCAGAAATTAATAGCGATAACAAAGTAATTAGAATTTTAGTAGGTGACAATAACGATCCTGCAGGCGATGAAGGTTATCAATGGCTTATAGATAATCTCGGCGGCAATTGGATTCAGACTTCCTATAGCAACAATTTTAGAAAACAATACGCAGGCATTGGCTATACTTACGATGCAGTTAATGATGTGTTTATTGCTCCACAGCCTTATCCATCTTGGTCGCTAGATGAAAACTTTAATTGGCAAGCCCCAACACCTAGACCAGAAGAAGGCTTTTGGTATTGGGATGAAGAAAGCCTAAGTTGGCTTGAAACAGATGTCTAGACTATGTGCGGCTGGCGTTCAGTTACGGGAGCAAATCGATGACGATTATCCTGATCGCGATAGGAAGTCTGATGGCTGGATTGCTGATGCTCGCCACCTTGCTAAAGGCAGTTCTGACCATATACCAGTCGATGGAATCGTCAGAGCTATAGATATTGATTCTGACCTATCAGCTCATAAAGAAGAAGCTTATGCGTTGGTTGAGAAAATTCGTAAGTGCGCCAAGAAGGGTGACAAGCGCATCAAATATATTATTTATGATGGAAAGATTATGAGCCCGATACTGGGTTGGAAGCGGCGTAAATACTCAGGCCCTAATCCGCATCGTTCTCATTTTCATATTAGCTTTACAACTTTGGGAGACAAAGACAGCAGTTACTTTGACCTAGAAGGAGACAAGAATGAGCGACCTAAAGAAAATGGCCGAAAGTTGGGCAAAGACATTTTTAGCGACAGCCCTAGCGACTTACCTAGCGGTGGGATTCGACCTCAATGCGATTGCAAATGCCGCTTTAGTGTCAGTCTTGCCTAGCATTATTAACTGGCTCAACCCTAACTACGAGCGTTACGGCAAAGTCCGTTAATGCCTGCGACTGAGTTGGCCACCTTAGTAGCCTCAGTCCTAGGATCAATAGCCTTACTGATTGCTGGCCTGCGATACATCATCAAATTGGAGAATATTCCAATAGTGTCGCGACTTGATAAAATGGAGTCTCAGCTAGAATTGGCCCTAGCGAGAGGAGTCAGAAATGGCAACGCGAAAGCGCGTAAGTAAGAAGCCAGTTAAGCGTCCAAAGAGACGCAGGACTACTAAAGAGACACCGCTAACAAAGCTTGATTTCTGGGCTATTGCAGCCAATGAAGTTTATAAGGCTTGTCGCAGAGCTGGGATGGATGAAGGCACTTCGCTGGCTTTCGCTATGGATCGTAGCTCTTATCCTGATTGGATAGTGCCTGCCGATGACCCAATAAAGAAAATTGGTTGGGAAGATGGCGAGGAAGATAACTAATCTACTTCCGCGAGGTTGAGTTATTCGAGGCTCTCAAGTCGCTTTACCCAGACTTGACGCCCTTATCAGCGACCGACCGAGCAGATGGCGTAACCCATAACGCGTTCTTAGAGCTTAAATGTCGCAGGACTCATTACGATACTTTGATGATAGAAAAGAAGAAGTGGGACTATCTGGCCGATATAAGGGCTAGAACGGGCGCTAAGACCCTGTATATCAATTCGACACCTAGAGGGGTCTATCAGTGGGACTTAGGGGCTGTAAGCGAGCCTGAGTGGGCTCTAAAGCGCCTTCCTATAACGACCGACTTTGCCAACAAAGCGACTAACGAAAGACTGGCTGGCTTCTTAGATATTCGCCACGCCGAGCTATTACTTGTCTAAATAGATTTAAGCAAATATATTTAGCCCGTAAATCCATTTGTGGATTACAGAACGGGAGCAAAATGATAAATAAAGTAGTTCTAATTCGATTTGATTCTCAAGCAGGGGCTTGGACTGATGAGACAAATTGGGTTAATGGATCAATAATAAGACGATTCGCTAAAGAGCGGATGGGTAAGAAGCAGCTGCGAGGCCGTTTATCTAAGGCTGAAATCTCTGCATATTGGCTTGATAAATATGGGGTGAGTGCAGATGTTTCCTAATTTATCTGATACGCAAGTCTTTGCAATAACCATCGGCGTTCCATTCTTCGGCCTTTACTTATGGGCTCTTTGGAGTTCAGCCAAAGCTAAAGCCTTTAATGAAGGATATAAG